GTTTCCCAGTCACGATCATTGGGTGTTGCAAGAGGATAGCTGTCATACAGGAAAGATTGTATATCGGCTGCCAGCTTTGCCGCTTCCAATTCTCGTCTGTTTCTGGCATGTGTTATATTTGATATTTCAAGATATATCTTATCTAGTGTTTCAGTCATTCTATCTCCGGTTTATGCGCCTGCTTTTCTTTGCCATTTTTTGGCGTTTTTTCCTTTTACGTCTATCCTTTTTACTGAGAAAAACATGCTTAACGGGTTTTTTCACTCTACCGCTAGAGTCCAAGTCAAACGGTAGGAGAAAATTGGGATAATCTTCTAGTTTAAACATCAATCAGCCCTCATTCCAAAAAAGAAAGCGCTGGAGCGGTTAAACCCGGTCGGCCCGGTTTCCTGCTTCCATCCGCTTTCTATTGTGTAACCTTGTTTAACTTGAACCCTGCCGGTAATACCACCAGTCCCAAATTCCACGTCCGGCCACTCCCGGTATGGCCGCAGCGCGTGAAATGTCCAATCCAGTTTCAAGGAGAAATGATGAGGCAGTAAAACTTCCGCCGCAATAAACAGCCAGGCAACCGGCGTGTTTTGCGGCACTGTATGTAAAACCGGGATTTTAAAAGGAGAATGCAGCGCAATTTCCAGCTTTCCGTTTTCATCTTCCGCAAAAACAATGAATCCATAATGATTGTAATATAACATTCGTGAATTCGGGTATCGCTTTTTCCAATCTTCCACAATGCTTTCAATTACGCGGTTTTCCGGCCCTGGCGGTAAATCCATTGCAAATTGCATTTCCCTGCGGATAAACACACCAAACTTGTAATGCTTTGATACTTCGTAAGCGGCAGCAATGCCCAGGTGCAAACCGGCTGTGCTAAAACTTCTACTGGTTAAATCGTAACGGCCAGTAGTGCCAATGTGCAGCTCTCCGCCGGACATCACAAAAAGCTTTCCGGAAGTCAACACCGGGCGGAGCGAGAACATAAACTCGTGTGCTCGTTCAAAGCTATTTATCTCGCTCTGCAAAAAGGTTCGCGTCCGGAAAGACTTTAGCGTAAAAAAATCGGTTTGTGCTGTTAAGCTAATGCTTAACAAAATGATTGTTAATAAAATCCGTTTCATGAATTTTCCTCTAAAAGTTTTTTCCCTAACTCGGTTAATTTTATTGCCCTGTTTTTTTTTCGGCGTTCTTTCAATGATGCCTTTTCTTTCGAGTGCTTTTAAATGGCCTGAAGCAGCGCCCTTTGCCCGAAAGGAAAAATGAGAGCATATTTCTTGCAACGACGGTTGATAGCCGTTTTCAATGCGGAAATTGTTCCAAAATTTTAGGACTGCCAATTGTCGCTCTGTTGGTGGATTTACCATTTCGCGCCCGCCTGTCTTTTTGCTTCTTTCAGAAAGGGTTTTAGGCTGTTTGCAAGCCGTTTTACATCGTCCAGTTTTCCCGCGCCTTTTTTATACAAGGTCGGGTCAGTAATCGGTGCAATGGATTCCGCAAGCGCAATTCTTTCTAAAAAAGCGTTCAAATCCAGCTTGGACGCTAAAAGCAAGTTTGCAAGCGTCTGCATTTTTTGTTGTGTCGCCAAATATTCTACATCACTCAAAGCGTTTACCTGCCATGTTTTCAAGGTTCTCATGTTCCCGGATCGCCTGCAAAACAACCCGAATATCGCCCCGGCTAATGGACTGCGCCGGGACCATAAACCCGGCCTGCACAATTTTATGTGCATCAATAAAATCCTTTAGCGCATCATCCCGCAACCGGTTCGCGTTCATGGCAATTCGCATTAGTTCGTGATCCGTATAGCTCTCTTTTATCTTCATCATTAGCCCGTCATTTTAATTTTTGAATGTCGCTGCACGTGCCAGGCAATTAAAACCGCTGCCACCTGGTCGTACCAAATGTATTTTTTATGAGAAAGTTGAACGCCGGGGCAAAGCAGCGGTTTTACAATACGCGCATAGCAGCGCATACGATAGTCAAACCACTGGCTATCCTTCATTCCGGCTTGCCGCTTTACGCCAAACGCGGTTTTTAAAGGCGTTTGCCAATCCACCGGGCGCACGGTTTCGTATTGCTCGAATTTTAGGAAAGTGGCAAGTTGCTTTAAACCGCCGGAAAACTCGCTCATTTTTTTGGTGATGGCCGTATTGTTTTTATGATAGGCTTCTTCCCAGGCAAGCAGTTTATGTTTGTCCGGGTTTAGCGCCTGGATAACATCGCCCGGGCTGCCTTCCACAAAAAGGAATCCTTCAACTTTACCGGCCATGTTCATTTCACAAATAACGGTCGGTTTGGCAATGCCAATATCGATGCCGGCAATCAATTTTCACCTCCCAGCGCCAGGTTTAATAGTTGCGCCTGCTGGTAGCGCAAAGCGGTGCATTCCTTTTTTGTTGCCTCGTTAAGCGCAGCTATTTCACTTGCCTTTGTTGCCATTTCAGCAGCAGACGCCGCAGTTTTGGCCTGTAGTTTCCCGCGCTGTTTTTCCAGCTTTTTTAATTCGTTTATTTCCGGTATGATGATTTGCTCTCTCATCTTCTAAAATCTCCGTTATTAGTTCATTTTTAGCCCTGTTTAATGCTTCAAAGCTGCCATTTCTGTATTGAAATTCCCTTATGTTTGCTAACAATTCCCACTTGCTCATAAAGCCCTCAAATTTCTAAAATGGGGAAAAATCCCCTTGCCCGCTTTCGCGGTTTTTCTAAAAAACAAATCCGTTTTTGAATTTTGTTCCCTTCTCCAGGAAACATCCTTGTCAATGATCTATTCCTTCAAAAGCTGTGTCCGGGGCAGGCTTCGAACCTGCAATCAGCGTGAGAATACGCCACATGCTTGGAGTCTTTCCTTCCAGGCCGTTGCGCGCTTAACCTGGATGTGCTATCACGCTGAACTCTTTCGATGCGTCTGCCAATTACGCCACCCGGACGACTAATTAACTCACAAACTGAAGTGTTAACTGCTGCTCCAGCTTTTCTTGCCGCTCTTCCATGTCTTCCGGATCAAGTTTTTCGGTCGTAACTAGCTGAACCGTCAGCACAAATTTCCGCGCACTCGCCGGAAGCTTGATCGATTTCTCGATGGCATTTAGCAATTCTAACTTTGCGCTTTCGGCAACGATTCTTTCTTCACCATCACCGAATTCATAGTTTGTTTTTAGGTGTACTGTTTTCTTTTTCATTACAAACTCACTTTGAAGATTCGAGATTTAACACAATATTTTTTGTCGTAATAGGCTGGTTGGAGATATGGATAATCTGACCGCCAGTAAAAAAGTGTTGATGGTAAATTCCTTTTGAATCCCACCAATAGATGTATGGATTTGATCCTCCATAAGTGCCATCATCTTGCAGCACTTCACCGGTGTTCCGTTTTTTTCCATTAAAATCGATCGAAAACCCGCGGAATTGACTATCAACAAGCTCCCCGTCTATAGCCGAAACTTCGTAAGGGGAAAGCCTTTTCCCGCTGCTCGTTACTTTCCCCTTAACAGTAGAGTAAAGCAACACTTGCCCGGAATAAGGGGAGATGATATACAAATGTTTAATACTGCCGGGCTTGCTATCTTCCTTTAACCGATCACGGATATTGGATTGCTCAACCGTAAAGCCGTCCGCCTGGGTTTTCACCTTCACAGATTTCTTTTTAACTCCGGATGTAGATTTAGGCGGAACTGGTTCCGACATTTGACATCCGATAAATAGAAAAGTAGCTAAAAAGAGTGTGATAAAATATTTCATGATGTTCTCCATGATTATTGAATGTATGTTTTATATGCTTTTGGCAATGCGCTTGTCGCGCCTTCGGGAAGGCTGCCAACGTTTGCAAATCGCCAATTTATTTTTGACATCTGCGAATTGTATTCTGCTGCCAGGCTGTTGTAGCTGGCGATTACGCCGGCAACTTCTTGCTGCCACAAATTCGCCTGCTCTTTATCGGTTCTATCCCATTTATAGCGAGGTATGTCCTGGTAATCAGAAGCCAGTTTTTGGAGGCGGCTTTTATATACTTCAATATCAGCCTGTTTCTTATCCAGTTGCGCGGAAGCGTCTTTAAACCACTCATATTTGCGGAGCATTTCTTTTGTCCCAAATTCCTGGCGGGCAACGCTGGCCGCTTCACCAAACCAGCCGAAAAAATTACCGGCAATCCCAACAGCGACAGCAAATAGCATTAGCGGCAACACAACTTTGAAGAAGCCGGTTCGAAGTGTCCAGCGGCCAAGAGCCGAGGCTTCATTAAATTCTTTTTTCCATTCTTCCATTAAAACTTGTCCTTTCTGTATAAACTCCCCCGGCAACCTTTAAAAGGCTACCGGGGAAGGGCTTTATGAGAGGTCTTCGTTATAAAAAACTGTGATCAAGACTGGAAACACACCTTCCGTTTTGATCGACAGTTTCATTTTGTTGTGGAGATAACGGCCATCTGCATCCTGATTGCCTTTCTCGATGGCTTCCAAAGCAATCCGGTGCAGCCAGGTAAAAATGCCTTCGCCTTTCCTTCGGGTTCGCTTCCAGTGTCCTAAAAGGCGTGTCGAAGCCATGTCTATCGAATGGGGCGAAATGTCGATACATTTATCAGCATCAAAGCCTCTACGTTTTAATTCAGCTTTGGCGTAGCGGCTCATAGCCATCTTGTGTTCGACCATCTTCTTTAGATATGGAATAGGGAGTCTGGTGAATCTTTCGCCCTTGTAACGGCCGTAGGTGATCGTTACGCCGTGAGTATCAACATTTGTTGAGAAGGATTTCTTACCCATTACGCCACCTCCACATCATCAAGAGCCGCTTCCATGTACTCTTGCTTTTCAATCAGGCGGGACGCTATTTTAACATCCAGACTGCCTTCGAAAATCAAGTGCTGAACCAACACAGCGTTTTGCTGCCCCACCCGGTGACAACGGTCTTCAGCTTGCAGCATTTTTCCGGGGAGCCAATCCAGTTCCATGAAAATCACGTGGGATGAAGATGTTAGCGTATAACCTTCCGCGTTCGCCACAGAGCCGATAAATAGCTTTGCATTGCCGTGCTGAAAGTTGTCAATGGATTCTTGCTTATTGCTGGCAGTCATACCGCCGTAAAGCAACACCGCATCACTGCCGAAATGATCACGAAGAGACTGGATAACACTGCGGTGATAGGCGAATAAGACTACTTTACCGGATGATTCGATGGCACTTTCAATATGTGGAATTGCTAAAGGAATTTTTTCAAGCGCGACTTGCTGCCGTAAGGATGAAAGTTCGGAGAATAATAGCTGCTCACTATTTCGCATTTCCTTCACGTGCTGACGGTAATCGTTTTCATTGCCGTAAACATTGCTGGTCTTAAAACTTTGCCGTTTTTGTTGCGCCGCTTCATACTTATTAAAAGCTTGCGATTCCAGCCTTAAAAGCTGCTGATGCCCATTCGCCGGTAATTCAATAATCTGCCGCCGCTTCGCCGGTAACTCGGCAAGCACATCTTTTTTCAGACGGCGGATCATGATTGTTGACCGGAGCTTCTTCTGCAGCGACTCCAGATTCCTCGGTTTCGTGAAGCTTCTCACCTGGGTCGGAATCCCCTTACAGCCTTTCCGGAAAACCTTCTTGTATTCCCATTCATAATACTGCCGCATGAATTCGGCTTCAGAAGGCCAGTTTTCCGGATCTAGGTAGTTGACCAGGGCATACAGATCCTTTGGATAGTTTTCAATCGGTGTCCCGGTTAAGAGAACTTTTTTACCTGCGGGTATTGGCGGAATGGTTACGCTCTCTTTTCCGGACTTCTTTTTATAGCCATAGACCGCTTTTGATCTGCGGCTTTTTCGGTTTCTGATGTAATGGGCTTCATCGATCACTAGCAGATCCCATGTGTGGGCTCGCAGCTGTTTTTCGTAGCGATGGAGAATATCATAGTTGATGATCACGATATTGCTGTATTTCGGGAACGGGTATTTCGTATTGCAAATGCTGATCATGTAGTCATCCACCAGCCACCGTTTTAACTCACGATACCAGTTGATCTTTAAATTCGCCGGGCAAATAATGAGAATTTTGCGGTATTCCGGGTGCAGATTCGCAAGACCGATTGCCTGAACCGTATTGTGGGTCAGGATAAAATCGTTTGTGACATAGAGACGGTCCGGCGCGTCAACGGAAATGCACTGCGCTTCCTTTTTACCGATGTATTCTATCTTTTTTATGGCGCGGGATGGCTTGTATTTTCCGTTTGGTTTATAAATATCGGCCTTGCGGGATAAGGTGAAGGGATTCAACCATTCCGGCAGATTCAGGGTTAAAATATGGGCGGGAAGCCCGATTTTCTTTTCACCTTTATAAGTGTATTTGGGAGATTGCTTTATCGATTTCCGGGCAATACCACCTAAAGATTGAACGATAAAACAGATGTCGTTGGCCAGTTGTTCACTGGCGGTCGAATATTGGGTGACCGTGCATTTCACTTGATCCATGCAATAGCCATCGGTATCCATTAAACCTTGCAGGATCTGAACACGCTGCTTTATTGAACCCAGTTTATAGCCTGTTGGGATGAACTTATGTTCTGCTGTGCAATTCAAGCCCATTTTTTTAATTGCGGCAACGACCTTGTTGGAGCCTTTTTGGTAATTTGGGGGATCCGTAACGATCCGATATGTATAACGAGTTGCATGCTTAAGCCGGTGACCTGCAGGCAATAGCTGATCAATTTTACCGAGAATTTGCGGTTCCGGATTGGTGATATTCGCGGCCCTGGCTGAAAGGCCGCCATCGCCTAATAAGGCCCCTAAGAGGTAAGGATGCAGCGGCAAGGTCTTTTCCGGAAAATCCACCGGAGAAATGATCGGCACGAAGTGCAGGCTGTTGCCGCTTTTATCGGTAATGCGCTTCCTGATTTCTTTTAACGGTAACACTTTATAAGGCTTATTTGAGTAGCGTCCATTCGCAGTGTTTACCATCCAAAGGTGATCATCACAGCATTCCGTGGAAGCGCCATCATTAAAGATCACTCTGAACATATCTTTTTTACCTTGTGTGAAAACGCCGGTCACTGTCGAAACCCCACCCTGGGAATTGATAACTTTATCCCCGGCCCAAATATTTCTCATAGAAGTGTAGCCGGTTGGCGTTAGGACATCGGCATCCAGGCTTTGGGCTTTCCCCAATCCCATTTCATCACCGATTAAAACCCCGGGCCGGGCGTCACCAAACGCGACCCCGGCCCTTTGGTAGGGGAGGAAAGAAAGACTGTTTGGGCAAGGAATATCGATCTCAGCGTCGGTAGCCCAGGAAGCGGCCAGGGTTTCTTCTTTCGCCTTGGCGTCCAGAAAAAGCTGCTCATGCGCGCTTTCATCTGCAAAGTTGATTAGCTCCGCCGCGATATTATCAGACGTTGTGTACCACGCTTTTCCCAGTCCGGCGTCACAGGCCGGACAGCTTCTGCGCTTGCACTTCTCCCCTAAATGCCATTTAAAACCGGCGTTGCTTGGCGTTAAACGTTCAATGAATTCGCATTCAAAAACATAGAGATTGTCGATATAACACAGCTTCATCACGCCACCTCAACTGCTTCAGGATTCAGCTCAATGACGCTGATATTTTCCTGATTTATCGCGGGAAATTCACTGTCGATGTCGGTTGCGGAGAAAATCAAAACCGTTTCGAAATCTCCCGCATTACTGAAGATCATATCGTTTACTTTTTCTTTCAGCGGTCGTTTGAACATGTCTGCATCTTCAATACAAAGAATGCCCAGGCCGCAGAGAGAAGAAAGAACCATTTGCACCGCCACGCCAATCGCCTGACGCTGTGCCCGTGAATAAGCGTTTTCAGGGTTTCCATTTACTTCCAGCTCAAAAACGGGCTTGTTGCCGCGCTCCGTGATGAATTTTATATCGCCAAAATCCAGATGAGAGCCGTATTTGTTCAACAAAGCGTTAACGCGATCAATAGCAGACTTAAGCAAATCAGCTTTCAATCCTTTCGGTTCATACGCTTTTACAAACGCGTCAAATTGAGCAATTTCATCAACAACTTCTAAAGATCGTTCCTCAATTTCGACGCGCCGCTTAATATTTCTTTCGGCAATCTCAATGCGGGTGATAATCGCTTGACCTTTTTCAATGCGCTGTTTTAGTTCCGCAATTTTGCCTGTATTCCCGGCAGCCAATTCACGAAGATTTTCCAATTTTCTACTGGCTTCGTCAATTTCACCTTGAATTGCTTTCCGGTCGCCTTCAAAGTTGGTTTTCTTTAATTCCTCAATTTCCCAATTTAAACTATTTGCCGTTTTAGCTACTTCATCATGCTCTGCTTCTTTTTTCTCGTGAGCTTCCGTAACAGCGCTGTAATCCTTCTGAAAGCCACTTTCCTTCTCGGTCATTTCTGCCAGGATTTTCTTCTTTTGTGCCGGAGTTATTTTACGTTTGCAACGGTCGCAAACATCGCCTAAAGTCTCCAGCTTTTCAATATCCGCCTGGGCATATCCCAACTTCGTTTTTGCCGCTGTCACTTTTGTGTAAATTTCGTTCAATTCATCGCTAAGCGCTTTCAGGGTTTTAGCGGATTTATCGTAATTTGCTTGAAGTTTTGCAATCTTTTCGGTGTTGTTAGGCTTTTCCAGGTCGGCTTTTAAAGCTGCAATTCTCTTTTCTAATTCCGGGATGTCGCCAGCACTGCCTTGCAAACGATGAATGTCCGCAAGTTCATCCTGCAGGCCATTTAAGTGTTTTATATAGCTGGCTTTGTTGGCAATTTCCTTATCTGTTACTGAATCTTGTTCGCCACCGGTCAGCCGGTCCAGTTCAGCAGAAAGCATATCACTTTCGCGCTTTGCGGATCGGCGGCGTTCAGTAAAAATCTTTTTATTGCCATCAACATCATTCAAATCGACATCAAGCTTAGAAACGATTGACGGCCAATCGAATTCCGGGCCATTCTTTTCTAACCAGGCAGACAAATTTTCTGGTGTTACTTCCACATTCAGCGCCCGGAAAACAACATCTTTACGATCAGCCTCTTTCATGTCTGCAAAGCGCCGGGTGTTTAGAATGGCATCGATCTGCTTTGTCGTAACATTTAATTGCCGCAGTAATTCAGCACGAATTTCGGACGTGCTGCCGGTTAGCTGCTTTGACGGACTTTCGACGGCAAGGCTTGGGCTGCCGCTGTTTGTTTTGGATTGCATTATTTGGACGCCGTTTGAAAGAGAAAGAACAACCTTTGCGCTTTTCGCATCCCAATTTACCGGATCACGATCAATATCACCGGTAAGTGCCCAGGCGATTGACTGACGTAGCGCACTTTTACCTCTGCCGTTTGCACCGACAACAATGTTGATGTCGTTTAAATCGAAGCTGGATTCACGATGACTGATAAAATCTTTTAGATGAATCGAATTGATTTTCATTTAATGGCTCCTTATCGCTTTGGGTTTCTGAGTTTGTAAAGGTATCCCATACCTGTCCATTTTTTTTGAATAATTCCTTTTTCAAACAACGCCTTCATAGTTGATCCCCTCAAGGAATATCTTCCCGCATATATCGGGAATTCCTTCTCTCGCATTATTCTTACTGCACGACTCCCTTCCTTTGTAAGATTGAAGTTGTCTTTTGCTTCAAGATAGAAGTGACGGGAAAGGCAATATCTGTAGTACCCGCCAGGGGTGGTAGAAACGAAATCAAAGTAGTCATCTAATCGATTGAACCTGTCATCAACAATTCTTCCGCTTTTGTCCATTTTGAAAAGAAAACTGCCATCGCCTGTGCAGTGGTAAGCCCAATAAACAGGCGCGTATAAGTAGTCTTCATATTCCATTCCGAGCCTCCTAAAACCAAATTTCGTAAAATTCTATGCGCGGCGTATCAGAACACGGCTTCATTTTTATTGCCCTTCCGTCAACAACCGCATCGACATATTTGCGTCCGATTTTTTTTACTTCTACACCGCCATATTCACAAAAAACAAGCTCACCATTGACATCTTCCCAGGTCCCGCAAGCTCGCATTCTGTAATCATCTGCCAAAACCGACAATCCTTTTTGCTTTTCGCGAGCCTGCTTAATGCTATAGGCGGTGATTACTGTATCCATATCCGTCCCTCAAAACAACATCGGCTGTGCCGCCGCGCCGTTTTTGGTTGTCTTTTTCGGTTTATTTTGCTGACGGGCTTTTTCGGCCATTTCCGCCATGCTGGTGTCTTTCTCGCCGGGTTCCGTTTCCGGTTCAATGACCGGCTGATCGGTTAATGGATCGACCTCAAACCACTGTCTGTTTTCATCCATTTTGAAAATTTTCCCACCAACCATCCTTTTATTGCCGGGCTTCCATTTATCGGAATTAGGCTTAATGCTTCCTGTTACCGGGTTGACGTCGTTTTTCGGATTGCGTCTTGCACTGGTTGGGGTTGTATCAAGATCATCAGAACGCATTGTTTTAACATAGCGCTGCTTCTGCGTGTCGAAATCCCACAGCCAGCCGCCTTTGACAATCTGCAACAATGGGTGCTGATGTTTGGGATGGATGTAGTCGTCCGGGTCGGGTGGTTCCGAACTTGTATGGCCGTTAGGCTGGTAATGACTGACGGCTTTTACCGGCGCTACACTTTCCAGTTCTTCCGGGGTCAGCATGCCGCCGGTTACATCGGAAAATAAGGCGTTTGCCGCTTTGCTGACACAGCGCCACATCAGCATAATTTCCGGGTATTTCCAATTATCCTTCCCGGTCAAGCCCGCCTTTTGAGCCTGCTCGAAAGTGAACTGAAATTCATGGGGCTCGAAGCCCTTTCTTTCGAACTTCATCCGGCAAATTTTATCGGTTTGCTCCAGGATTTGATATTTATGCCCGGCCTGGATAATCAGTGACAGCATCAGCTTTCCCTCCATCCCCAGCTTGAAGCCACCGCCTTTTGCCGGCACTAAATACATATTTTGGATGGCCTGCATGGTAGGAATGTTTAGCTCCACCGCTTTCATGATGACTACGAAAAGTTTTTCCGTGCTGTTTAGGCTGTTTGGAACAACCCCGGCTGAATGGATGTATTGCGCAATTCGCCACAAGTCCTTCAAATTCTGGATAACATAATCCCGCTGACCGGATGGCGTGGAAACATCAATATTACTCATGATGTTTTCAACGATGTCATGAGTAAAATCCGGTGCTTCTTGTTGCTCGGAATTTTTTGTGAATTTTGATTCATTTGCCAATTTTCTTTCCTCCTTAAAGTTTAATTGCCGCCCCCAGCCCCGAAGGGCGTGGAGTGGCTGAATTTTTATGTTAAAATTTGCATCATGCCGTTATCAAACTCGCGGATGCCGTTTTGCAAAACCGCCTTTTCCGCTTCCTTTTCCGCAGCGCTTTTTTGCTGCGCAATAAAAAGGGCAAGGCTGGCAACAATAATTTTTTCCGTGCCATCCATAAGCGCCAGCTTGCCGGCCTTTTTCCATGCTCTTAGATCGTTTGCGGAAATGCCCATCGGTTTGGTAATGTCTGCCAGCGGGTGAACTTCCGCAGCGATTAAGCCTGGCGGAAAGTTGGAAACAATGGTTTGATATAGCATTTCTGTTCGCGTCATTATGCAATTTCCTCTAATAAGCGGGCTTGCAGGTTTGAAAAATATTCGTTAAGTTCCTCTACCGGATTCCTTCTTAAAAAATCGCCATCCGCGTTTAGCTTTTCGCACAATGCCAAAAGCGCGAAAGACAAAACAGCGGTTTGGGTAACTTTCGTTACCGGCGGCGCAAGTTCTTTGACAACATTCTGCAAATTGTCAAAATGTTCTTTGGCGAATTTCTCTATGACAATCGATTTCATTTTCGTCCTCAGTTATTGTTCATGCGTATTATACGTAATATTTACGTTAAAAACAATGTATTTTATATTTTTTTTATAAAAAAAGTTGTAAACTTGTTGCAACCTTGTAAAAAACCAATAATTTAATTGTATTAAAGGAAGCGGTCGTTTATGTCGGCGGCTTTGGATTTTGCCGCGTAAATAATGAAATCGCCAGGCGTCATTTTCATTGTGTGGGCTGCCTGGCAGATGTCATCCCACACGTCTTTTGGTAAAACGCCCCACAGCGCGTCTTTTCCCCATTTTGCCCGCGCCATGCCGGCGCTGCGGATGTAATGGGAAAAGCTTACGCCGTTTTTGTCTGCGGCTTCTTGAATTGTCTCCAACTCATCCTGCTGGAGGCTTATCTGTTTAGGGAGTCTACCCATTTCCACCTCCTCGGAGCATAAACTTCTCGGCTGCTTGCTCCTTGTCTTTTGTGGGATTGTCTGATAGATAGATGAGAAGAATAGCCTCTGCTGCATTTCTCATTACTTCGCTAAATGTCTCGCCCTGGGTTATAGGCTGGGCGACATTCTTCAACCATTCGGGGCCACTTACGGAAGCGGTAAATCCGAACTCGTCATTAACTATTTTAATAGTTAATTCGTTCTTTTTCATAGTTGTTTCCTTTCTAGTAAAAAAGCCCGGCGAGAGAGTCCCGCCGGGCTTTGGGTTGTGCGGCTTTTTTATGCGGTATTAAATTTCAGGGTGATTTTCATCTAAGTAATTCTGAACTTTCGCTTTTAAATCGTTTAATTCGGATTCGGTGTAGAGAATGGCATACTTGTCATCTTCGTTAGCTATTTCAATATATGGCAATGTTTCCTCTTCGGCGACTACGCTGTAAGCTTCGCCGACTGCTTCTGTTTGCGGATCCCCCGATACCGGTCCGATATAGACGAGGTCAAAACACTCGTCATTCTCAGAATCGTAAAAATCGGCATTGCTTAAATCATCAAATTTCTTTTGAGCTAATTCTTTTACTGTCATGTCAATTCTCCTTTGTGATTGTTGTTTTAAACTCACAAGCAATATAACCAAAAAGTCATTGCTTGTCAAGTAAAAAACATCTTTTTTGATGTTTTTTACTTGACACATCTCTATAAAAATTTACTATCCTTTTTCGTCAAATGGTAAATTTCAATTGCCCGGCAAACCACGGCGAGCGGTTCGGCCTTGTGGCCGTTGGCAATTTCTTCTACCTTTTTCCAGTAACTTGGCGGAATTTCGATGATGTTTTCCGCCATTTCTACTTTTTGCGCCAGCAATCCCCTGGCCTGGGCGATTAGGCTTAGGTGCAGCTTTTTGCTGTGGCTCGGCTTGCGCGGGTGGGTTGGGTCGCACCACTCGCGGATGGTGGTTACGCTAAAGCCGTTTTCTTTGCAAAAGGCTTTTTGGGTTGGCCACATAGCCACCAGTTCGGTTATTTCAGCGGCAGGCCAGTTGCCGCTGAAGATTTTTTCTGTTCTCATTACTTCTCTCATGTCTTTCATTTTCCTTAAATTAAACTTGCGCTCGGCCCTATGCCGGGCAATTCCAACGGGGCGCGAACGCCCCTGGCGCGATTAAACTACTTCTTCCCATTCTTTTTCCGGCTCTTGGTAATAGGCTGGGCCGGAACCTTGCCACAGTGAGGATACGTATTCTAAAAGTCCTTCGCTGGTTTTGTATAACGTATAGGTTACGGCATTTTCTTCTTTACTGTCAATTTCCTCACCTTCATTGAAATCAATTTCTTCAATTTGTTGACTGTCATCGTATAGCCAGGTAGTGAAAACTCGCCAGTTTCCACCATCCCAATAAACCATCCCGGATAATTCCGGTTCAACATCGGTTGGGCTAAAATCTTCTCCGTTTTCGTGCGTGATTCGCTTTTCATCGACAGCGTCACCGCTACTTAGTTGGTAATTGCTGCCATGAAAGCTAACGACAAAACAACTGCCATCATTAGACTTCCTTAAATATTCACCATCTCCGTACGCTTCGCCGTCCGGGGCAACATACCCGTAGAGCGAATAAAAACTATCAATTTCATTTGCTGCGATAGGGTAAATTTTTTCTTCGCCAATTTCGTCTGTTTTTTTGAAATATTTCGTCATTTCGATCTCCTTAATTGGTTGTTGTTAATTTCAAACTCACAAGCAATATAACCAAAAAGTCATTGCTTGTCAAGTAAAAAATATCTTTTTTGGTGTTTTTAGTAAAAATTTTACTTGATTCGCGGTTTTGGCGCAAAAAAAAATCGTAGGTGTATGGTCGGTGTATCTTTCACTTTTTCTGAAATATAACAATTGTAATATAACAAAAAGTTCAGTATATTGTGCTTGCTGTCCGGGAAACAGTAATCAAAATGGATTTTGAACTAAGAATATAATTTACTTAATTATAAACGCATTAAAGGCGTGTTGAATACCTACCTTTCCCGGATGGCCGTTCGACGCGCCTTTTTTATTTGTGAGGTATATTTCATGGAAATGAAAAATAAATTCCGGGATATTGTTAAATATCGTGCAGGCGCGTTGTGTTTAATTGGCATTCTCAGTGCAACTTTTATGCATAGCACGACATTCATGAGCCAATTTTTCTATCATAGTCTCCTGTTGGGAGCCGTTGCTGCTTTTGCTATCGATGCCGGCGTGGTTTCCATGTCCATCTTCAAAGATGAGCTTATTAAAGATGGCGAATTGGCGTGGATGGTTCGCGTCGTTACAGTGCTGGTGCTTTTTGCTTCCGGTATTGCAAATATGGCGGAAGGCTTTCGCTCTGCGTATGGAATTGGATTAACAATGGATAGCTTAACCCAGCTAGACCCGCTAACCTGGACGCAATGGCTGGCCGGGACAATCGTTTTTCCGATTCTCGCGTATGTAATGTGTGATACGATTGGCACACGGAACCTGGTAGCGCTTCGGCAGCAGCAAGTTCGCAACAACGCTCAAGATGGACATGCAAAACGCCCGATAACCAGTTCTCAAAATGGTCATGCAAATAGAAATGGCTATACGCGGGCTTCAACAATGGACATGAGTGCTGCGAATGCCCAGGTTCGTCGAAACAAACAGGAACGTATGCAAATGCTGGAAGATTTTATCGACGAATACCCTGACGCCTCATTAAGCGAAATGGCCGCCGCCGTTGGTGTCTCAAGCCGCGAAACAGTTCGAAAGTATTTGCAAGAAATGGGTAGAAAAGGTAGGCATTTTACCGGCAATTAGTGTCCATTTTGGACGAAAATAGACGGATTTCTATGAAAAATCTAAACCAAAACATGCAAAATTTTCTAAGAGGTATTTTTAAAATTAGCCTCAGCGTAATTTTTATATACCTCTTTTTTAAATATATTCTTCCCTTTTTTGAGAAAGTAAAAATTTACCTGGCAAGTGGGGGATAAAGAAATGGTTTTAAGGATGGAAAAGATCGATTGTGAAGCTGCGACAGAAACAATCAAAGCAATAGATAATATCGTGAATCTAAAAACGCCGTTTACGCTGTCCATTTTAACGCAAGAAGAAAACAAAAAATACTGTGTCCAAAAAGACACGTTTGGTTTCTTCTTGCTTGAAATTCCAGTCCCCTACCCCGCACAGATTTTTGAAAACCGGGTGGAGTAGGGGAGAAGGGGGATTTATGGTATTGCAATCAATCGAATCTTTATCAACTCCTTCAAAGGATTCATCCGCAAACTTGTCACAATCCATTTTTGAGTTGTAACAGTTGCAGGTAACAGTGCATCAGTCAAATCATCGTGCTGCACGTTTTTTATGTCGCCTAACTCGACATCAATCGCATTGTTAAAAGTAGTCAATTCCACATACCAGCGCTGCACACTCAAAAAACCGTGAATGAACGTCAGTAAAGCGGTTATTGTCGTAGAATTGCCCGTGAAAATATTTTCAAGAACTGCTTCATTTCCGCTGCCGGTTGTGCCTGTCTCCTTAAACTCTCCGGACATTGTTGAAGTATAATTGATTCGCAATTTTTCAACCAGGTTTGTGGCTTTTGTTTTTCCCGGTATAAAGCTTCCTTTTAAAATCGGGTTTTTGCTAAAAGAGCCGTTCGAAGCTGTTTTTTGATCCGTTATTATATCGCTTTTGCCTGGCGTTGATGTGCCCGAACCGGTAAAATCTAGGCTGTCGTTTGGAATTGCGAGTGTAGCATCGCCGGTCGGGGAAATGCCAACTCCAACATTGAACGACTTTGCAAATTCGTTTAAAAATTTGTCCGGAGACATTCTATTTATAAATGAATACCCGGCCTTATAAGTTGAAAAAACAGTTGTCGCATTGTCGAAAGATGTTGTGTTTATATTTGTGTAAGAAAGTTCATCTCGAAAAACAGATTCAAGCATATCATACGGATTTTCGATTAAGTTGCCGGATGTTTTACGGCTTTCCCAGGTTCCTGAAAATTCCCGGCCTTTGCACCTTACATAAAGGCATTTTTCATCCAAAGAAACATCCCAATTTTCGACCGGTGTGAAAATTAAAACGCCGCCAACTTCAAAGTCCTCATTTGCTTTGCATTCTATTTCAATATAGCTATCTGCAAAGTCATCTGTGTCAATACCTGTTAAAACGGCTGTTGCGCGCCAGCCTGTAACATCGCCGTTAAACGAGTTACCAAACAAAATGCTGTCATCGGACTTTCGCCTTAATCTTACAGTACCAATATTCCCGATTGTGGATGGGTTTTGAAGATAGATAAATATACTCGCATCAAGAGAACTATCATCAAAACGGAAATCATCGCTGAAATTAAATCCATCAAAACTGCCATGTGTCGCGGTAATATCACCAAAACTGGCAACTGTTGCGCTTTTTCCGTCAATTGCGTTTGTCAAATTGGTTGCCGTGTTAGAATTCGCCCCGCCGGTATAAACCGCGTTTGGGTTCATCCACACCGCAGATTCTGTAAAACCGCTGCCGGAATTCAATTTAAAATAACATCCGCCGGAATTGTTTGTTGTTGTAATACCTGGCAGTTGATGATGAACCCAATGCTTGCCGCGGTAGCTGAAAATATATGAATCTTGCTTTGTATTAACCTGGGCAAGCGTATTTGGAAACTCGTTCATTTCATGCGATGAAGCATGGAAAAGTTTCTGACCGCCTTCATTGTTCACATAAGGACAAATTGCATACCCGTTGTTCACATCGCCCCACCAGCGCGGGTCGGTTGACCACGCAAAATCGCCGTATTGCCGGGGCAACGCAATGCCGTTTTCTCCATCGAAAATTGAGTAATGATCGCTTAAAAGTTCTGCGGGAATTCTCTCGTTTTCGCTAAATCGTTTTACCGCAGCCCGCAATGTTATCTGATCTTTCAATATAGAAAAACCGTCAATAAAACCGGAAAATATTTTCAGCCTGCCGGAACTGCTAATATCACCGGTATCATATTTCAAATAAACATCAATAGCCTGATCATTTAAAGTAGAATCCGCCTCGAAAATGCTAGATCGATACGTGCCCCTATAATCGTTTATACGCAAAGTGATATTTGACAAAGAACTTATTTTGTTAACGTCATCGGTTAGCTTTTGCGAAATATCAGAAGAAAAGTTTTTCGCAGAATCTCCCGCATAGGTGCGCGACGGTTCATCCATCGTATAATCTTTTGATGAAAAATAGACCGAAAGCCCTGGAATCTCTACCAGCAAAACCGGCTTTGTGCCTTGTTTATCTTTGTTGTTTGTAACTTCTGTCGGTAAGGTTAGCGCCATCTTATTCTTTTTTCAGCTTAAAACTAATATCAAAAATGCCGTTTGCTTTCTGAACTTTCTTAAATTTTTTATCCCAAAACCGCACGGTCTGCGCAGCGCCGGTTTCATCTGTCATCGTAAAAGAATTCTGTGCCCAATTAATAGCTGAGTTCTTGAACCAAGTCAACAATCCGTTTACGGTACCTGTCAAGTTGTCGTGAGAAAGGCCGCCGATAACAATGTTTATGATCTCCAAATCATCACCATAATCAACAACCTTCGCCTCGTTCCCTTCCGTTAAATACATTTGTTGATTGATCGTGATTTCTTCTAGCAGCGGAAAGGAGCGCGCCTGTTCTATTGTCAAATTGCTAAGTCCGGTTTTGCTAAATACGATTTTTCCCATCAATTCACCGTCGCCTGGTTTCCATCAACTTCAATAAAAATTTCCCGGTCATTAATTGCCTGTTTCAGCGGTTCTATAAATTCATCCGACCTTACTAAATCTTCAATTGCTTGCCGCGCGCCTTCCGGGTTTAAAGAATTTGAAGTTATATTTAAATTTACTGTTACATTGCGGCCACTGCCCCCGGGATTATTAACCAGCGGCACTTGAAAGGATTCACTCCCTTGATTCCTTTCAACAATGCCGCCATTTTCAAAAGCGAGTGAGCGGAAAGTATCAATAACGCTTCTGTCGGTTGCAATATTAAAATTTTGCGGCACATTGCCGGCAATAAGATTTTCCACCAGGTCGCGATGTTGGCGAACAACTGCCGCGGGAATAACCGCTTCGCCAATTTCCAACACGGCGGGAATGGTATCGCGGCCTTGCGGTGCAAATGAAAAAATGTTTTGGCCGGGAGAAAGCTTCTTGTTGCGAGAATCTAAAATTGCACCTTCCTGAAATGGCTGTGCGGCGATAACCGCGGTTTGCGCTGCGCCGGCAAGCCCAACGGCAGACGCTAAAGCGTAGTTAATCGGCGGCGGCGCAGATGCAAGCGCTTTGGTAACGGCCAATGCCGTATTACTAAGCGATTGCGCAACCTTTATCGGTTTTAACCTTGCCAGTATTTGCCGTTCTTTTTCCTGCCCTTCCTCTTTTAAAGCCGTTACCCGCGCTTGATGCCGCTCCTCCAGCGCTGCAATTGCAGACTTACCTTGTTCCGTAATTTTTCCATCTGTCGTATGCTTCTTTTCTAAAAGCTTTTTTTGCTTTTCGAAAGACTTGTCGAGCGTTTTTAAAGATTCTTGCTGCTCTTTTTTATTTTTAGCAATCTTTAAATCCGCGAGGTTCGAGAAGGCGCTTGAAATATTAGAAACCAGGTCCGTTACATAACCAAGCTGTGTGGCTACATTGTTAAGCGATTCCTGGCGTTCATTTTCTGCTGCTTCCGCTCTTATTTCTGCAAGCCGTTCTTGCAGCGCAACCTCCAGCGCTTCCCGGTCGTCTGCGTATTTAGCAACCGCATCAAACCTTTTTTGCAACTCTAAAATCTGATTATCAGAATCCCTGAAAGATAATTCTTCAAGAAGTTTTGAAGCCTCAATCCGTTTTTCATTTAGCAATGCCTGCCGGTTTATAAAATTATCAATTCGCGTTTTGTCGGAATTGTCTATCTCTTCATTTGCAGATTCGAAATCATCAACCATTTTTTCAAGGCTGGATTCCAAATCTGTATCAATTTCAATCGGGCGAATCAGCACTTTTAAGGCGCTCGCATTTGCCGCGACTTCTTCAATCTGCTTGTTTAAATCTTCCGAAATTGCGCCGGTTGTGACAATCTCCAGGTTTGCTTTTGCGGTTAATTCTACTTGCTGCCGCTCAAGCGATTTTAAAGCGCTGGTATATTTCTCTTGCAGCGCATCCGGATCGACTGTGAAAGGAATATTTACACCGCTGCCAACATCAATATCACCCGCGGCATCTGCAATTTCCTGAACGGCAGATGCATCCAGGTTTTCGTAAAGCTGGTTTAAAATGGTTTGTTCTGCAACCGCTTTTCCCAGGGCGTTATTTAAATTGTCAATTTGCCCGGCGATTTGTGATCTTTCCTCACGTAAGGCAGTTGCTTTTACCCTCTCCAAATCTTGCAAGTTGTCACGCATTTTCAAAATACGCATATTCACGGTAACAAGCTCGTTTGCAAGCTGATCAGCAGAAAGCGTTTTAAACTGTGCCTGTATTTCCGTCCCTGCTTCGCTTGCCCGGTCTTTCAAAACGCCCATTTTGCCTTGCAAAATTTCAACTTGCGCATTGATGTCTCTCAGTTCATCGGTTCCGGAAAACTCTACCTTGCCCTCTAAAACAACCTGGCTTGCCAGTTTACGCACTAGCTCATCGCGTTTTTTGATTGTTTCATCAAGTTTTGTTTCAAGCTGCGTAAATTGTGCCCGCGCGCCTTCAGTAGAAATTTTATCCATCGCATCTTGAAACTTCTCAACTTCTGTTCGGGTGTCAGCAAAAGCATTGTCCATGCTAATGACAAGCGGAATCAACGCAGAAACTCCGGCAATAATCCAACCCGCCGGGCCAATTGAAGCAAACAACCCTTTGATTGCCGTTCCAAGTGCGGAAAGGCTGAAACTAAAAGCAGATGTGCCCGCCGTTGCAATTGCTATCAAAGGCGCTAAAGCCTTTATGGAAACAATCAGAACGCCCAGGCCAATTGTTGTAAGTTGTGTTGCAGGGCTTAGTTTCGCGAAAGACTCAACCGCCCGCGCCAACATTTCCAGCAAGGGTGCAAAAGTTTTACCGATATTGCCAATCACAACCTTCACGCTTTCTTTCATCTTGTTAAGCTGAAAAAAAGTAGTGTCTGCAATCTTTTCAAAAGCCTTATCAACCGAACCGGAAGCCGTTTGAATATCCGCCAAATTTGCGGAGAACTTATCTGCGGCCTCGCCAATCAGGGGGAAAACGGCCCGCATAGCGCGGACATTCGGAAACCGTGCGGCCAACTCCGCCTCGTTAATGCCTTCCGTCAATACCTTCAGTGTATCGGAAAATCCGAGCGTTTTAACAGCCTGAACACCGGTTTCAAATCCCAATTCTTTCAACCGTTTTTGCAGCGCATCCGAAGGGCTTAACATCTGTGTCATTGTTGCGCCCAGGGCCGTCACTGCTTCATCCGTGCTTTGGCCGATGGCGGTTAATGTCGCAACGCTCGCGGAGACTTCTTCGAAACTAACACCGACCGTCGGCGCTATGGAAATAACACGGCCAAGCCCGGACGCCAGCAAATCGATCCGCGTTTTACCCAATTCCACCGTTTTAAACAGAATATCCGAAACCCGCGCCGATTCGCTGGCCTGTTTCCCGTACGCATTCAAAACAGACGTTAAAACATCCGCAGTCGCAGACACTTCCGCAACGCCCGCCGTTGCCAGCTTCGCGGAATTAGTGAGGATTTCCGCGCTGTCCGCCGCGTCTTTAAAACCGGCAGATACAACATCATACCGGGCAGACGTCATTGACTGGATTGTTTGCCCAAACTCCACGGCAAGCGATTTTATTTCCTGCCCCATCTGCACAATGGCGGTATCTGTCGTTTCCCCCATCAGCGTGGATATTTCAGTAATGCCTTTTTCAAAATTGGCAAAGGAATTCACTGCAAAGGTAATTGTCGCGACAGCAGTTAAAGCAAGTGCTTTGAAACGCTTATTTACTTTGCTAACAGCGGTTTCAAGCTCTTTCGCTTTTTGCTTCGCGGAATCCGTTGCCGGGCCGGTGGAATCCTTTGCAATAATGTCAATTTTGATAAAACTCACTTAATCATTCCCAAATAACTCTGATGAAAAACGCCAACAGCTTTAATAAAAACCGCCGGTTCCAGCGGTGCGGAATTCCAATCATTTGCACTTAACCAGGCCGCTAAATTGGAAAGTGTCGGCAAGTAGGATGTTACCTCTTGTTGTTTTCGCCCTTCCCCGATAATCTTTGTGTATCTCGAACGCTCGGAAATGTCGGTTAACTCCAGATAACTCAAAGCAACATACATTTCCGGCTCGCTCAAAAACATCGGCGCTTCTTCATCTTCCGGGTCACGTTTTGTGACCACACAAACGCCGGTTTCGCATGGCACATCCTGCGCTCTCTTCTCAAAATGCGCCACGCATTCCGCGCAATAATTCGGATATATTTTGAACATGCCGCACACCTTTGCATGTGCGGCCAATCTTACAAATTTAATTCACCGCTTGCGGAATCTGTCAATTTTATCAAATCAAGCTGGATGTCGCCTGGCAGAAATTCGAGATATTCCTTTTTAAAAGGCAAGTCATTGTCATCATCACCTTTCACGCCTTCCCATCCGAGAACGCAATGCTCCAGACGCAATTTTACGGCCTTCTCATTGTCACGGCGGTTCTTCCGATCCACACAACGTTTTTCCAGGTTTTGCGCTTCGGCAAGGGTTATTCTTCGATAAAAAATTTTCGATTCTTCATATTCATAAACAAGCTTTTCATTCTCATTTATCAGCTTTATTGCCATCTGTTTTTTCCTCTTTTTTTGCGGGTTTCTGGGTTTTCTTCTTTAAATTTTCAATTTCAATTTTTGCCCTTTGAAAAAAGGCTTTGGTATGCGGTTTTGCATTCCCGGATTTCAGAAAAGTCTTTATCGACACTTCTGTTACAATGTCTGCCAGGTTAAAACTTTCTGCCTCATTTTTTACTGTTGCAGAAATTCGATAACTGCCAGCGCGGTTTTCTTCTATTTTAAAATTTTCAACTGCGAATTTTTCTTTGCTCATTTTATTACTCCATCGGGTTTGTCGTTAAATTGTTCTGAAACGTCAGCATTATATCGGGAATACCAATACAGGTAAGTGTGCCGTTTGTTTTCGCGGGGAAGAACAAACGATTATTTAATTGGTTGCCTTTAACAATAAAGCTTCCATCTGCTCCGAAGTAATCCACGCCAAGCGATTTTATTGTTTGCCTTGAAGACCCGTTAAAATCATAAACAGAAACTTCATGTTCGTCATCAATATTCATGCAAAGTATCAACTGCCCCAGGTAACTTGACATGCCAAACGGTTGATCATACAAATCCGAAAAATCAGTCCAGGCGCTTCCATCGTAATAGCCAAACTTGCTGCCGGCATATGCAAACAATAAACCATTGTGCAACACCATTCTGGCGATGGAATCTGCACCAAAGTTTTTAACAGAAGTCACAGCAGGTTCAAGAATTTTTAAATGTGTTGTTGCGGTCGTTCCATCTTTTACCAAAAAAAACAATTCATCATTATACGCTAAAAGCTGGTAGCCTTTTGTTCCATAAACATCATCAAAAACCCAGGAATCGCCGCCGTTTGAGGATGTGTAAACATTTCCTGCCGCGTCAATTGCATAAAGTTTTTCGTTAAAAACAACAATTGAAACAACATCACCGCCGAGCGTTCCGACATTTGACCAGCTTGAACCGTCGTATTTGTAAATTTTGTTATCATCTGCACCAACAAGCAAATTTCCGTTGTATTCAAGCGAAGAAAGCAGAGTGCCCCAGGTTGTTGTATAGCCGGTATCGACCAGCGCGCCGCCCTCAATTAAAAAAACTTCGCTCGTGCTGGATCCGTCGTAAGCATTAACATAAAGGTTTCCTTTATAATTGAACAAAAACCGCACTTCTTCCGAAGTGAAACCCTTGTAAACAGAACGCCAGATATAATTTTTTTGTGTTGAATTTTCCGGGTTAAAGAACACCGGCCAATCAGCAATAAACTCAAAATTAATCGGCGTAATGCTTTTGCTGATGCCCAGGCTTGCTTTGTCTATCATCACCGAAGGCAAATCAATGTAAAATTCTTCGTTATGCGTTCCGGCTGTTCCAATCAAATCATTCCCGGTAAATTTTACCCGCATTTCAAAATAGGTCGCGCTGCGTACCCGGTTTAAAACATCATTGTTTTCATAACGCGGAATTTTAAAAGACCCGCTCGTTTCGTGCGATTTTCCTCGCTTTGCTTCATCGACAAAAGGATCAGAATTCAGCGTTGTTTCCCGTTCCAAATTCCCGGAAAAATTTAGGCTAAACTCATCCACAGAAACCTTGTCTCCAGCCGCAAAAGCTTCCATTTTAAATTTTATAGGATGGTAAGAAAAATACGTTTTTGCGCTGGCAGTATCAGAGTTCTCTAGGCCGATAGTGCTGTTTATTGTTCCGGTTCCCTTAATAACAAAATTGATGTCACAGCTATATTCAAAGCGTCGTGCAAAGTGGTTAAACTTTACCTTGTAAACACCGTTCAATGTGCCGTTAGCATTTAAAAGGCCTTCAAGCCTGTCCGCCAAATTTTCCGCAGCATATTCAAAAGCTTGAACAAAAATATTTCCATTCCCGCCTGCATCGGTCACGTTCAACGTCATCAGGACAGGAATATTAATCTGATTCAGCGGTTTTAAATAAATCTCAAGATTAGTTTCGTAAAGCGTTTCACTTTCCGGCAGCGTCCAGGAGCTGGAGGAATTGTTTGTAGATGGATCAAACTTTAATTCTCTACCGGAAATATTAAAAGAAAAACTCACCCGGCCATTGCGAACGGAAAAAGACCAGGATTCAATATAGCTGCCGTCAATCTGCCAAATGCTAACACCGTTATCCACACACAAGGTTCCTCGACTGTAAATTGACGTGTCGGAATTGTCATCAAAGTAGTCCGGCGTTCTTGTTCTAACAAATCCCGGATTTATGTAATGCTGATAAACCCCAAGTGCTACCTGCTGCGGCGAAAAGGATTTTGCCGAATCACCAAGCGCCGCGGTTAAAAGCGCAATGCTTTTATAGGTCGGAGAAATGGAAATACTACCCTCAATTATCCGCGAGATTTTTTGCGAAGCATTGCCGCCATAAACCGCGCTTTGCGGTTGATTCTGAAAAACATTGCTCAAATTCCAGGATGAACCGGAGAAATAAAGCTGATCACCGGAACCAAGCGAAATGGCAACGCCATAATTACCGGATTCGAACTTAAACCCGGCTTTGGATATAACCCCAATCGCCGCCGCCATTAAGGGGCCGCCGTTCGTGCTGTTTTTAACTCAATCCCAATCTCGTTCGTGATTGCAGCAGTATCCGTAAAAGTCATATCCGTATTTGTGCCGCCATTCACCAGGCAGGTCAATTTACCGGAAACCGCGGTCAACCCGGGGCCGGAAACCGGCGCTTGCGGAGATTCCATAAATTTTACATTCGGCATATAAACGTTGAATTGCTTTGAACCCACGGCAAACTTCAAGTCCGCCTGCAAAGCCGTATCGCCGCTTTCCCAGGTAAAGGTTTGATTGTCGGCATAACGGGGGATTGTAAATTCAAATTCAATTGCTCGATAGTCGTTTCGGGCCGGTTCAAGGGTGTAAACCGGGTCCGTATGTCCGCCGGTATCTTCGCAGGTCGCAAATTGCGCATCCGAAAGGCCGTTGTTAATCCGCAAAGTAAAAGAACCGATTGCGAATTTATCAGAAGCGGCCAGCGCCGCACCTTGCGCGCCCAGGCGGAATGTGGCGTCTTTTAAATCCAGCAAATCCGGTTTTGCGGTTGGTGCAATGTTTGTCACAACCGTTGTCGTTGTGTTGGTAATGCCAGCATCGCCGGTAATGTAGCGCCGTTTCCCAATCACGTTTGCAACCGCCGTCAGCGAACCGCCAAACGCGCCGGAAATTTCCAAAGACGTTACTTTCAGCCCGGTAAATTCCCAAATCGCAACTTCTTTATTAATTGCCGCCGTTAAAGACGTTGCAAGGGTATTCGCAAGCGTGTATTTGTTCAGGCTGTTTGTTGCGTCCCAGGTCGCGGTACCCATTGCCGCCAGCAAAATCAATTCCCAGCCGTAGGGATCACCGGCAATGGTATCCAGCACGGGCTCAAAATTGATAGCGCCGGAAACCGACTTTGTTGAAAGCTGCGCAATCTCCCGGCCAACGCGCCCGCTCATGTGGTCATTCTGCAAAAATGTGCCTTCCTGGGAAATGCTTTCATTTAAATACGGAAATAAATCCGTCACCGTTACGCCGGTTCCCCAGGTCGATTCTTTGCCCAGCGTTAGCCTGCTGCCAATGCCGGTTGAGGGTGTTCCCGTAATACTCATTTTAGACCTCCAAAACGATTAGTTTATTGTCAATAATTTCATATTTTGTTTTGCAATGCCTGCAATTAAATTTCCCCGCCAATTGTCCCGCGCTGTTTCGTTTTGCGAGCAAATGATTGCACGCCAAACCGAACTTTCTGCTTGTTGTTTTTTGATTGATAAAAACACAACGTGCATCCTCATCCGCTTTAAGTGATTTATAAATCAAACCCAATCCCCAACGGCAAATTAAAAGCGTGAATATTTTGTCCCACATTTGTGTGTATTTCCCAGCCCTTCGGATAAATACCATTCAAACAAAGCGTGCTATCCGAAGCAACCAGGCGGTCAGACATGATCTTTTTCAAAACGTCATTCAAAAAATCCAGCAACAGCAAAGATGTTTCACCGCTTTTATCCTCATCCGCCTTTGTTCGCAAATAACCAACAAGAACAATTCGCCAGCCGTCCGCCTCTCTACCTCGTGTGACAATGCTTCGCCCCGCAACGCTGTTTGTCGTATAGGTGTTTATCATCAACGGTGTCAAAGCAGCATCGCCGGCGACAATGCAAATTGTGTAATCCTTTTTTACTTCCTCCGGCAGAAGAAAGCGGAACGTAACAGCTTCCACGTTCGATCCATAACCGGCTTGCGGATTTATCTTCAAAAGCGCATCGCGCAAATTCTCTAAAATCTGTCTGTGCGGGCTTTTAATTGCCACTGTTCAGCTTCCTTGTTAATTCGTTAACCCTTTTTATAAACAAATCCCGTATTTCTTCCCGGTTCGCTTCCAAAGCCGGATTCAAAAACGGCCTTTTCGGGTATTTCAGTTTCCCACTTTTCGGGAAAGCCATCGCCAGCCATTTCGAAAAATCCGCATTCGTTTCGCCGTGCCGGTATAGGAAATAAGCTCTTTGCCGATTGGTAACCGGCCTTTCATCGCCAAATTCATGCGTCGCAGCATAAGGCACTTTCGAACCGAATTCACCGCGCACCTGTTTTTTACTTTTCCGGATCCGGCGGATGCCTTCACGAACGCCCTGCACATTTTCCCCGGAAAAATCAAAACCGCCGGTCAATGAACGCGCTAAACGGCTGGTCATTATTCTCAGCTTGCTATTGTCCGCTCTTGGGCCAAAACTGCCGTCATCCTGGTTAAATGTATTCTGCATAAAATCCGATGTAGCGGAAAGCCCAACCAAGCGCATAGACTGCACCACAGCCACCTTGAAAACTTCCGTTCTTTCTTTCTCGAAAGTCTGAAACGTTTTCAACGCTTCCGCATCATCGATTTTGTATTGGTATTCCATTAAACCGGGATCTCCCGTTTATAGCAACTTAGAATCTGTTTCGCATCTTCCGGGATGCCCTTTTTCACATATTCCGTAACCGTATCGCCTTGCACCCGCTGCGATTTCACACCCAGCGTATTGCTGCCGCGATTGGAAGATTGAAACCAGTGCTGAATAATCATATTGCAAGCGGTCACAATGTCCTCCGGTGTAAACACAACTTGCTTGCTGGAACAAACCTCATAAACCGTTCCGTTTTGATTCGCGGTTAACTCAATATCGCTATCAAACCCAAGCAATTCATTCGCGGCGTTCCACAAACCAAATTCAACTTTGAAAGAAGAATCGGAAGAAAACAAAAACTGCATCAATTTTGGGTTATAGCTCACTGTTATCGCATCACCGGCAATGCTAGCAGCGTCGATTTTGGATTGAATTTGCGTCACCAATTGCGCTGTCGTGTAGTCACCGGCAGCAAGAGTAATCGTGTGATCCGTTCCGCTGCGCTCTATCACAAAAGTATCGTTTACGCCGGTGTTACAGGAGATGGTTGTAACACCGGCATTGTAAACGACTTTCACTGTTCCAGAACCCGCATTAAAGTCACGATTATACAGCGTGACGATTCCAGAGGAGGTATTTATACGATAATCCGTTGCCGCCACAATAGAAGCCGCCGCGAAAGTGCGTTCTGCATCTTCATACAGTGTAAAATTGCTGCCGTTGTCGAAAACCGGGTATTGGTTTAAAACAAGCTCTTTTCCCGGCGGCCCGTCGTAAATTTCCGTATAATCATCATTCAACAGCTTACGCATCAGGTGTTTATTCACCGTATGCGTAACCGCGAGTGCCAACCGGTTCAAAAAGGCGGTCGTTTCTTCGCCTTCATCCGAAATTTTCAGCCATTCGCGAATGTTGTCTGTTGTAACGATGCTATACATTTAAAAACGCCTTTGCGATAACTTGATAAGTGATGTAAAAAGAAACCGCAGCCAGAATAACACCGGCAAGATTACCGGCCATATCTTCCAAAAACTCCCGCCGCGCATCTTCCCTGTTGTGAACCGACCCTTCTTTCTTCTGCTGCCGAACTTCGTAACCATAGCCAAGCGCCAGCGTTGCTATACCGGGAATCACCCCATACAAATAAATTGCCGGATGCCAACCGAGCCAGCCAGCGACAATAAACATCAACGCCGCAAAAGCAAAAACGCCTTGATACGCTAGGATAATGTGCCAGGGAAAACCCCAATTTCTCTCGGTTAAACGGTGAAAAAATGCGGTAATCATTCCACGACCTTTCGAGAACCGCGTGTCCCAGGCTTCTTCCGGTTTTTTTCTTCACCTTCGTCAAAAGGCTGGCCCAGCAACTTAAAATCTTCCGGGAAATCCTTCACCAAAGCGTCTGCACATTTTTTCGAAATCACGCCTTCATCACCAATTGCAAAACGCACCGGCGCATTTTTGTTGAATTTGTCCAGCCCTTTATAAGGCCGCTTCAACGTTTTTCCGATATACTGAACTTTTTGAAAAGTCAAAATTTTCTCCTGTTATTTATTCCCATTGTTCTTTATTGACAACTCTATCGATTCAAGAGATTCACGAAGCTTATAATAATTTTTAGCTGCCTCACTATGTCTTTCCTGGTCATCTTTCCCCGCTGTCGGGTTTATTCCCCGAATTTGAGCATCGTGCGCCAAAAAAAGTTTATAAAGTTCAACCTGCATAAGAGAAACAGCCTTGACCGATTCTTGAACCGCCTCAATTGCCTTTGTTAACTGCCCGGTTATCCACTTTAACATAACAGAAACCAGACCACCGCCACCAAAAAGCCCACTTAAAATGATGATAGATTCATTCTCCAATCAACAACTCCGTTTTAAAAGGATTGAAACAACCGCGCCGGAATTAAACCGGCACGGCTTTAAAAGAATTCACATTACGTCGTTTTGACGTTATACCCAATGCTGACAAAAGGGTAAGCTGCATTCGTCGGATCCCAGGGAGACTTAAATTGAAACCAGCGACTGGCAACCAAAACTTGCTGCTGATTTTCAATATCCCGATCCGTTTCCAACAAAACCTGCCCAAGCAAGCCGATTTTGAAGCCAGGGCGATGCACATATTTAATTGTACCGCGATCCGTGGTTGTGCCGTCATAAACGCCGGATGCGTTCAGGTTTTCACGGCAATACTTCGCAGGCACAATCGGGGAACCTTCCCACTGACCAAGTTCACCGGTTAAAACCGTTGCTTGCGGGCCGTAATCGTTCAAGCTCAACACCTTCAATCCGTCAGTAGTGCGCGCCTTTGTATAAACCTTTGCGCCCATCATCCAGGCTTGATCCGAAGGAACTGCCGCGTATTTGTTTGATTCCAGCATTACTTGCTGCATTAATGCCAACGAAGGATCACCGTTGCTAAAATCCACACCGCCGGCAGCCGCGTTTAGGCCATAATAGCGCAAGCCTTTCCACAACTTTGCTGGCAATTTGGCAGAACCGGCGTGAGTGTCGCTATCCTGATGTGTTGCGGAATCGTCACCGTTAATAATCGCGTCATCCTGGCCGTCGTTCATTCCTTTAAACATCTCATCTTCGATGTAGGGAATCAGGTTAATAATCGCATCTTCCAACGCCCGGTAAGAAACACGCACCCGGACGCCCAATCCCTTCGCCGAGAAAACAAAATTCCCGGTCGGGGGAGTGGAAGCCGTTACTGCATTGCTGGCGAGCGTAGGATTGTCCGTTGTGTTTTCCGTGATAGAATAAACCTGCGTATCGCCGGTGTTTACCGGATGTTCGTAGGGATTGGTCGGCATATTGATCGCTTCAAACAGGCCAAAGGCCACATTCATAAGATCAACGCGCTCCAAAATACGCCCGCTCATGCCGGTCGGAATCAATTCCGCGCCCTGCGCCGTCGTGGATGTATTGACCGCTTTAGCCAGTTCAGTATCACCCTTCAACATTTCGCGGATTAATCCAAATGTTTTGGAATGAAAAACCGCCTGGGCATAGGGGATTTCTAAGGATTTGGAAAGCAATTTTCCGACAATGTAAGCCTGATCTTGCAATTTCTGCAAAACTTGGATTTTGTGGGCCACGCTTTCAGAATGATAGCTGCGCAGTACTTTGCCGGTCATCATCATCTTGCCGGAAAAACTGAAAGGGTTCATTTTATCGGAAAGATTGACGCCAACCTTACCATAATCAATACGGCCAGTCAAATTACCGTCATAAAGGCCATTGCCAATATTAAAATTCGATATTTCGGAAAACTTTTTTTCCATCGCTTCAAAGCGATCCGCAATCTGTTTTTCCATCTTTTCGTGCGCTGCTTTTGCAGCCGCAGCCGCAGCCGCGTCAAATTCTTTATTCACAATTTCTTTCACTTCACCGCTTTGGGAAGGATCATTCCCTTCTTTGCGGATTTCTGCAATAAACTCCGTCACTCGCGCTGCAAGCTGACGGCGTTCATTTTCTGTCAAATTCTTTAAATCATAACTCATTGTTCTTGCCTCGTTTTTGGTTTCGTAAAACAACCCAAAACGATCTTTCCGCACGTTCTATGACGTTTCTTGATCGGCATTCCTTCGCCTGCTTCACTCTTGTCACGTCCATTGCGCTCGGCATTCGAACAATCAAAAGCATTACCCGGAAAGGGGTAAATTTATTTTATTCTAAATTGCTTAAAACTTCGTTTATAAAAGCTTCCTGCATTAATGTTTCACAATCTTCAATCAAATCATTCTCGTTTAAAATGTCTTGCAAATCCTGTAGAATGTCCGGTTCATCGCCGGATTCATCCTTGAAATAGAAATCCGGCACATTCTTCTTAAATTCCCGGTAATGGCCCGCCAGGTGCTCGTAATATTTTTTTTTCGTTTCTATCGGAATATCGGATTTTACCATGTCAATCATAGCAGACGCGACCAGTTTCCAGACCACAAAGTTTTCTTTTGTGCCATCTTCTTTTCCCAACAGAATGTGATGAGGAAATTCTTTATCAATGCCATCTGTTGTTACCAGCGTTTCATTTTCCGGATCAATATCCACACTTGACAATTCATAATCCCGTTCCCAAAGTTTGCGTTTTTCTTCCGGCACATTTTCAAAAGCCCGTTCAATAATGGACATTTCAATTTTTACCGGCATTGGTTCGCCTGTAATAGTTACTGCACCTTCGGAAACGGTGTAAGCTGCTTTAAAAACCGGGGATTCTTCCCAGATTGGGCCATTAAAAACCACAAAAAGAAACTCTTTTTCAAAGGTGCTAACAACGTTCCACCAATCCCAATCCGGGTTAAAACCAATTGTGGAATTATTGGCAACCATGTAAGCCGGTAACGCCTGATGCAGCTTTTCACTAATCCACTCATAAGAGTTCTCGAACTGGTATAAAAGTGCCGAAGGTGCAATTTTTTCTTTCGGCTGACAAACATTCTGCTCTACAAAAAACATTACCTTTTTTTTAAATTCCGGTAAATAGAGATCGCCATATCTTTTAATTTCGCCATAATACGGTTCAGCAAAGCTTGCATAACTTCCTTTTTGAGCGACTTCATATTCTTTCCTCAATGCTTCCGGGTTGGCGGGAATGTTCACCGCTGATGTCTCTAGCCATTCCCATTCTTCAATCGTCACGCCGGTTTGTCCATCCTTAATTGGCTCACCAATCGCTTTTGGAATAAAACCAATGGAAACCGCGTGCAAAAACTTGCCTTCATACTTTTTAAAAATCATTTCCGCAAAAGGATCGTTATCTACATCAAACTGAACCGGCCCGACAAGCTGGTTTGTGTCAAATTTGACACGGTCAATTAATGTGCGGCCAATAGACGGAATGTTGCGATTGTGGCTCCACAAAAACACCGGATCGTTTTGATAGTTGGCAAAATCAACGCCATCGCTTTTTATGACTTCCCGATCACGGTCAACGGCCATTGTTGTATGAACAAAATCAATAATCCCTTTGCTGCCGTTCACGTTTTTCACGTTCGCCAGGCTTATTTCCATGTCTTTCCGAATCTGTTCTAAATTCATATCGGTTTCCCAAAAAATAGACTTTATACTTCCCTTTAAATTTTACATCATGCCCAAACTCAATATTTCCGGTAAAAGGGCATTGCAGAAAAAAACTGATCATGCTGCCCGCCGCGCACCGATCAGAAAACAACGTTCATTAAAATCATCCGGAAACAACTTGCTTTTCCCGTTCGATGAGTCTTTGCAGCCGCTCGCCAGCAAAAAGAAACCATCGATTGGAACCGTTTGCCCGTCAATTTTATGACTGCACCGCACTCGCGGATCACGGCTGGTAATCCAGGTTTTATACGGCCATTTCCCCTGTTGCAAACCGGAATGCGTACCAAAGTTAGACGCGCCAACCGCTTCCGTGCGGGCGATGAGTCTGGCGCGTCTGTTTGTCGCATCCTCGAAAACATCTTTGATGCGGTCTTTCAATTCTTCAATCGATTCATCCAGCGCAAAGCCATCGCGGAGCGTGTCCTGAATGGCGCGCTTTGTGGTGTCGTTGATTCCTTCACTAAACTTGCGCAGGCGCTCGCCAATTGCAAATCGCACGGTCGGGTCAGTCGCGTTAAACGCTTCCCCTTCCAGCCACTCCTCCGCCGCGCTGGTGATCACTTCAACAATGATCGGATCACCAATTTCCGCTAATTCCTCTTTCCACCGCTCAAAATCAAAAATAGCATCAACCACACTCAGCACTTTCTCGCCTTTTGACTTTTGCAAGTCGCCAAACTGCTTCAGAACTTCTTTTTCCTGCGCATTGAAAAAACGAATCATTTCTTTGTAAAAATCATCTTCCACCGTTTCCAAAGAATCGGCTTTTTCTTGCCAAATTGCATCTAAATCAGCGGTGGAAAATTGGCTTTTAAACGATTTTGGTGCAGGCAACGCCGTCTGTTTTTCATCTGCAAAGAAATTCGGAATTTCGGATTTTGTTAAATCCATGTGCGGTTTATCCAGAATTTCCAATCCTAAAACATGTTGGCGGTATTCATTCGGCGTTATGCTGTCCCGGTCGTAACCGGCATCAAACAACATCCGTTTCTTTTCCCGATCTTCTTTCAATACCGGCACATCATCCAGCCAAAATCGGAAAACGGCGTTATCAGCATTCAAAACCAATTCCGGCAGCAGGTCACACTCAATACCTTGCTGAATTTTTTCCAGATGGGGAATAAGGGTCTGTTCCCAGACGAATTTCATCGCCGTGGACATATTCTCATAGGTGCGGTTTCCGCCATTCACCAGTTCCCAGGGTATGCCGAAAGTATCGGCAATTTCCGCCTTGTCCATCTCCAGCAGCGGCATTACTTCCGATTCGTTCAAACTCATTTTGTCCATTGACTGAAATTTCAAACCGCTATGCGCAACGATAAACTTATGCATGTTGCTAATACCGCCGTAATGCTGCGTCAGTTGTGATCGAAAGCGTTCCATTACTTCAGGATTCAACTTCTGATCTGTCACAAAAACACCGCCTGGTGCCATGCCGCTTTCGTAAAACTTT